CGATGCGTGTAGCCCGGAAGCGTTCTGCATTGTCGAATACGTCCTCGACGCGCTTACGCAACTCGTAGAGCGTATTCGGCCCCTCGACGATGCCCTGCGCCAAGTCCTCGCGCAGCTTGGCGATTGCCGCATCGAGTTCCAGGCTGGTTGTCTCGTTCGTCGCCTCGCAGAACCGCATGCTTGCGCGTGAGATCGCCTCGCGCACACGCGGCGACTGCACGTTCCACGGTGCGGGCATGTTCAATCGCTGATAGAGCGCCTCACCACCTTCCTTGACGAAAATGGCAATGAGGGGCTGGGCCTTGCGTGCCATCTCTTCGTTCCACACACGCAGGTTGACGGGCGCAATGTCCTTGCGTTTGATCCCGTAGGCGGCGAGCACGGCTTTCTTCTGCTGCCGGAATACGCCCTTGAGCCACGACTCGATGCGCGTACCGCTCGGCGGATGATGATAGCGCGCTTGCTTTGCCTTGACGGGTTCCGTCTCGGGTTCCTCCTCTTGCTCCTGCGGCTTGACAGCCCCCGTCCCGTTCGTCGGGCGCGGTGCGCTCACGTCGAGCGGCGCGAGGGTGAACGGCAGAAGCGGCTTGTCACCCCACTCAACGGGCGGCAACCCGAGATCGGCGCGGACCTCGTTGATGACCCGGACGCCCGTTTCGAGGTAGCCCTTGTCGAGCGCCAACTGCTCGGTGACGTTCTCGGGCACTGGATCGTCATGCGCGATGAACAGCCGGCCCGTATCATCGTACATGGGGATCAGTTGCTGATTCACGACTTGATCGAAACGCATACAGCGCGGCAGCACGGCGTTGCGCGCGTGCAGTTCTCGCGCGGCCTGCATATTGGCGAGGTTCGTCTCCTTACTAAAGAACGGCATCGGTGTCCCAAAGATATTGCAGACTTCTTCCTTCGATACGCCGTGGAAGGCGAGCATCTCCATGTCCTTGGCCGGGAAACTGAGCGGCTCCACCTTCATCGGGCGGGCGATGGCCATGATGCCGCCGGCACCGCCTTTGCGGAACTTCTCGTTTAGCCGCGCCTCGAAACGGTCAGCCTCGTCGGGGCCGAGCACAGATTCCTCGCTTGTCGGCGAGATCACCGCATCGGGCCGGGCGCGGTTATCCATCGAGTTCGTCTGGAATGAGTAGTGCTTGTCCATGAGCGTCGCGGCCTGGAACGCAGCGCGCACGGGCGGCATGCCTTTGCGGTACGGGTCTTCGAGCGACGGGCACTTGAAGTGAACGATCTGCTCGGGCTGGAACTTGCGCTTTGTGACGCCCTGTCCGTACTCATACCAGGCGATCATGCGCGTAGCGTCGGGCTTCGGCTCGACGAGTTGCGAGGGGAGCAGCCAGATCGCCGACGGTGTACCGGCCAATGCGCTCTCGCCGCTCCTCTCGATATACCAGTAGGCGTTGCCCTCCATTTCCAGGTAGGAGTTCGTCAGGTCGAGCAACGTAAAGCCATCGAGGTAGTCGTTCACCACATCAAGCAGATCGAGTAGGGGATGGTCCTCGACTTCTTCGACAACGACGGCACTTTGCACTTGTTTGCCGATGGCAGGCATATCCGCGAGCCGGTCTAGCGTCTTGCCCTTCACGCTCGCACCCCGAAAGCGTGCGGCGCGTTCGCCCTTGCGCGTAAGCACATAGAGCTTCAACGGCACGGATGCGAACGCCTCGGAGTTGATCTTGGCGCACGCATAACAAATGCCGCGATACATACTAACGAGTTCAGCTTTGCTCGGCTCACCCCGCGTTTTCCACCAGTCAACCCAGCCCGGCGTCTGTTCGGGATGCGAGAATCGCTCGGCTGCGGCCTTGCCAAGCCACCACGCAGCCAGCCTTGTAAGCGTCTGTCTCAGCATCAGATTTCGCCTACCCATACTGCTGGGTTGTCGATGTGCAGCCATTCGTCGCCCCACGGGAACTGCGTCTTCTTCTTCGCTGGCGCACGCGCCTTCATGCGCTTGTTCAACGCCGAGCGCGGCTCACCCTTGTTGAGTGCCGCGCGCGGCTTACCCTTGCCGCGTGGCGATTCATCTTCTGCCGAATCATGCTCAAGCCCCTCAAGCGGTTGCGGCATGCGCGGTCTCCCTCTGTGCGGCGATCTTGCGCTTGTCCACGCCCATGACGAGATAGCGCAGCGCGTCGAGCGCGTGGTTATTCTCGTCGATAGGCTTCTCGCCGACTAGCTCGTCATCCTTCTCGGGATAGCGGTAGAGTTCCGCTTCGGCGAGTAGCGCCCTGCAATGTGGCGAGATCACGAGGCGGCGTGTGTAGATGCGAGCAGAGACAGCATCGACACCGAGCATGATGCTGTTATCAGCCTTGCGGACTGTGTGGCCGGCGCGCCGCACTTCATTCGCATTGGAAGGCAGCGAAGGATCACACCACCAGACATGATTCTCGGGTAGCGCCTCGGCATGTTCGGCCAAGCCCGTCTCGCGTTTGTAGCGTTCGTAGTGGACGTAGAGCACGTCCTCGCCGTCCTCGTTCACGAATAGCACGGCACCGAGCGCACAGAACTGGTTCTGCCAGCCCCAGTCGATCCCGCCCACTTTCTGCGCCTCGCCGTACTGCGCAGGGTCGATGTGCTCAGGCAGAACGCAGTCGGCCAGGTCGGGGTAGACGAGGCCCGCCATGCGCATGAACTCGCCGTCGTACATCATCGCCGCGCGTTGCGGACTCATCGCGGCCTTGGCAGAATCGTACTCGGCGCGGGAGTAGCTCGGGTTCTCGATGCTCGGCCATTGCCGCACGTAGAAGTCAGGATCACCTGAGAGGAATCGCTTGTAGAAGATGTGGTAGACCCAGTTCATGCCGTAGGGTGTAGTCGTGAGCAGGATCGGCGATTGCTTGAGGCCCGTGCGCCGGCGAATGGCAAACCAGACTTCGCGTTTGCACTGTGCCGCCTCGTCGATCCACGCCCAGTCGATTTGCCCGCCTTCGAGTCCGCCAGGGCGGTCCGCACCGAGGAGCCATACGCTGCCGAGGTTGTGTGGGAGGTAGTAGAGGTTGTCAGAGGGGACGTGCCGGCCTTCGAGGTCGGTGCCGCGCAGGAGATCAACGAACGTGGGCGCTGTGGCGCGGGCGAGCACTGGATACGTCGGAGCCACAACAAACCCGGTCTGTGGCTTGCCGTTCAGCCGATCACGTGCGGCCTTGATCTCGCGCATGGCCCACAGCGGCCCGAGCACGGTCTTGCCGCCACCCGTACCGGCGCATGCGAGCTTGAAACGCGCAGGATGGTTGAGCACATCCCATTGCCCGGCATGCAAGCGGAACGTCGTGCATCCGCCTATCGTCTGTCCCCATACCGGCTCAAGCATCGCTAGGCTCAGGCTCAGTAGGTAGAGGATCAATAGGGCCAAGAATGCGGATCGGCGCACTTGCGTGTGTCTCCAGTTTCACGAGCGATTCCTTCGGCAAGAGCGGCATCACGAAGGCACTGAAGAACGCGGCTGGATCGTCATCGAATCGGCCCTGAAGTGCGTTACGTAGTTTCGTCACGTTCTTCGTTTCACCCAAAAGCTCGTCGAGCACTTCGAGCGCAACCGTGCGCCCGGACTTGCGATAGCCGGGACCGCCGGGATTCCCGAACGTGAAACGGCCCTTGGCGTCTTTTCCCTTAGTAGCGTCTACGCCGTTACTTCCGTTCACACGGGATTCATTTTCGCGCGCTTCTGCCATCGCGTTCAGGGTTGCACACGAAATCGGCAAAGTAGCGCGGGAAATGCAGTGCGTAGTCGTAAGCCACGCTAGGCTAGTGAGTAGAGAAAACGGCCAGGGCTTGACATTAGGCCAGTTGGTGGGGGCGAGGATTCTGTGTCAGGCGGAACTGGTATCTCTGTGTTAGGTGTTCGGTATGTAAGATATGCTTGTCCGGTTCTGACGCCGGTTCCGGGTTATCCACAATCCGAGCCTCGCGCGCGCGGAGTTGCTCTTCGCTTGCTCTTAGGATTGATCTTTGGGTATCCCCCTGACAGGGGTTACTGGTGTCTCCCTGCGAGGGGTTCGTTTCACAGGGATACCAGTTCCACAGGGACACCTGTTCTCCTGATAGGGGTTCCTATATAGACTGGTATCCTAGTGATAGGGGTTTGGTGCCTAATTGTGGATAACTCATAGCGTAGGCGCAATCGTCGAGCACGCCTCGCCGCAGGTGAACACCAGGAAGAGTAGGAAGCCCAGGATGACGATCGAGATCAGGGCGCGACAAACCTGTTGAACGGCGTCCATGCCATCCTGCCAGTCGGGTTCGTGGCCATCGTAGTCGTGGCGGCGTCTGTAGCTCATCGTTCCAGCCTTTGCCGGCAGCCGAGTAGCCACGCCAGCCGATCCCGATCACGCTTCAGCCAGCTCTCTACGGGGGTGAAGAGCGTAGCGCCGATCTCGATGCCGACGCTTGAGGAGCCGACGCAGATGTGGGCGGCGTAGAGGGCGGTAAGGGCGGCATCCACTTCGGCCAGCGTCTTCGGGTCGTTCGATCCCGTGCCGTTCACCGGTCTCGCCTTTCGTGTTTTGCGCCAGGACGGGCGATCTCACGCCGGGGTGCCATAGTATCGCTTGCACG